CCCAAGCTTTTCAAGGATGAATGGAGCGTGATCTCACAGGCTCCGTACGTGTTTACCGTCTTCGGTGTAATGTGCTTTGCGTTGGGCTATGCGGCGGCAAAGTGGTTCTATGCCTCGGTCATTGCATCACTCAAGGGAAGAATCGAGCTCAAGCATGAGCAAGCTGAAACTTACAAAGAGGAAGCCCTACGAAACGCTGAAAAAGCTCGCGAGTTTGCGACCGCCAAGCCTCCTGAGCTGCGGCAAAAGACCTTGGATTTCGTGAAACGCTTGAAAGACTTCCTAGACCAGCATCAGCGAATGGAACTGACCGAGATGGCCTACAGGGAACAAGATATGCTCCTGGCTGGTAGCGATAGGGAGGAATTGACCAGACGATTTAAACACCATGGGCAAAGGTCGTGGCAGTCACACTCTGAGAAAATGGCAGCGTATGACAGAGAGTTCAAAACGGATGCGATTATTCTTCGAGACGAGCTACGGAGCAGGCTGAAAGACTATAAACCCGACACGAATGGTCTACAGCGCTCCTACGAGAACGCGGTCAATGATTTCGGCTGGAGATATGTCGCCAACGATCTGGAAAAAATGGCAAAGCTGATCCAGTAGCACTCCTAATGCTTGTGATTACTGGAATTACCCGTAGTGTCCATGATTGCGCCGTCTGCATGAATATCTCCTGTAACTCGCAGATTTCCTTTGACAGTGACCAATGGAATCTCCAGCGTTGCTACTGGGGCCTTGATGACAACGGACTGAGTGGACTCGACTACAAGACCTCGGACGCATTTGAGTAAGGTGTCCCCTACGCATTCTACGGTCATGACGCTTAGAGCCCGGTTGTAGCTGACAACCGTCCCATCGCTGTATCGTACGTAGTCGGTATCTTGGTCAACTACGGGCGGCGGTTCAGCGGTCGAGTAGATCCCGCCTAGGCAAACACCACCCACGCCATCAGCATCGAGCAGCACAGCCACCTGCTCCCCTATCTCTGGCATCAGTGGGCGCCGCTTGGTCCCTTGCGAATTCCGCTGCGGCACATTGAGCCAGTAGCTCTCGACCCCATCCCTGTCATCCAGACGCACACGGATACGGCACGTCATGTAGTCCACGGCGCTGACTTCGCCGTATTCAAGCTCAACACCCATCAGGCCACTACCTCACGCTGCGGACCATAACTGGATAGCGCCAGGTCCGGCTTGATGCTGTCCTTGTTCAACGAGATCGACGCGGCACCCACTCGGCACGTCTCCTGGTCAACCGTATAACCACCGCTACGGGTAATTCGATGATGAGCAGCAGTGATCAGGTAATCGCCGCCGAGCTTGCCGGCAGCGATCAGCGTCACGAGATTGCCGCTGACCAGGTCAGGTCGCCCCTTCGTTGTCCAGGTACCGGTTGTACGCTCCCGGTTTGCGCGCGCAAGGTCTGCCTTAGCCTTGGCCTTGGCTACCTCCTCAGATGCCGCACGCTTACGTTGCTTCTTGGTATCAGCGCTGGTTGTGGCTTTGCTGGAGCTGCTGGGCACCGCCACTGTTTCACCATTGACGATGTCATAGGCAATCAGCTTCTTCTTGGCCGGGTCCTTGTGCTTGACCGCGACCTTCTGAGGCACGACGGTGATCTGGTCCCGCACCCGCACAGTCCCCAGATCGGTCAGAGCAAAGCTGGCCACCGGCTTGCCCTTGGCCAGATCACTGATCGAGTGGAACACCATGCGCTTGCCGGTGACCTTGAACGCATAGTCATATTCGCCGGCGAGATTGCGTAGGAACTCCAGGTCGGACTCTTGCTGGGTGAGCCTGTCGAGCTTGATCGGCTCGACACGTCCCACCAGTTCCAATCCCTGGCGAGAGGCAATTTGCTTGGCCACCGCTTCGAGCGTCATGTTTTCGTAAGCGCGGTGCTCAGTTGTGCGCAGCGCGGACTGGATGCCCGCGCCCAAGGCCCGGATGTTGACTGTCGAAGGCGGTGCGCTCAGCTCCACTTCGTCGATCTCGAAGTTGCCCAGGACCCGCAGCGGTCTGCCTTGCCACCCCATTGACAGGGTCAGCATGTCGCCGTGCCCTGGATACCAAGCGTCGATCCACTTCCCCTCTACATCCTCCAGTTCAATGTCGAGGCTATCGGCCTGGCCCGTCAGAAAGTCTGAATATGTCAGTGTCAGCATGTGCTGGCTGATGTCATGAGTGATGTTGCGGTGCATGTAGCTCAGTACGAAGCGAGCCTCCGGCACCTGGTTCGGTGTCAACGCATCCATGGGGGCAGGTCCTCGGTTGTCGCTTGTTGTTCAAGCAGTGGAATGGCCAGGGTCAGGCCGGCAGGCAGGGCGGCATCGAGCGGAACGTGCGGGTTTGCCTGGACAATCGGCTGGTAGCGGTGGGCATCACCGTAGTAGTGCCATGCCAATGAGTCCCAGCGTTCTCCCTCGGTCGTGATGTGTTGGATGTACATGCGATCAGGCCTTCCTGGTGATGACTTGTGCGGCCAGGCCGGCAAGTCGGGTGCGGGCGCCGTCCATGGTGGTCAGTGCCTGGTCGAGGGAATCTCTCGATGCCGAAAAGCGCTCGACGATGTTCCCCAAGTCCACGGCGTTCAGGCTGGACCGGGCACCCATGACATTCCCCAGTACGTCATCACCCAGCTTCGCCAGGTCCGCGCCGTCAGTAAGAAGCCCCGCAGCGCCGGCGAGCCCCTGCAGGGGCTCAATCGCTCGGGCAGTGACGCCGAGCAACTGAGGAACCTGTCCCAGGATCATCGAGGCGTTGCCGGCCTTCACCTGGTCATAGAGGCTCTTGCCAGCCTGCAGGACGTTCGCGGCAGTCTTGGCATGACTGATCACCGTCTGCGTGGTGCTCGGCGATGGCATGAACTTGGACAGCAGACCTGGTGAGCCAGCTGCAGCGGCAGGCGTACCACTGACTGCGGGATTGATCAGGCCGGGTGTCGGAAGCACCTTGCGGACGAAGGTGCCGGTGTACTCGCGCAGGCTCAGTTGCAGAGCCGCGACAGCGAGCTGGCCAGTGGGAGACATACGACGGTGGACCAGATTCAGCTCTGCGATTACCTGAGGCCCCAGGTAGTCCCCATTGCCCAGCACCAGCGCCAGCGGCTGATGCTTCGTCTTTGCCTCGCGCAGTGCTCGCCAGCGCGCCTCTGGATCACCAAGCTGTGCCCTTAGCTCAATGCTCAGATTGATCTCGTCCAGGCCGTCGCCAATCCACTCCAGGAGCGGCTTGCCTTTGATTCGCGCATGCTCGGCCCAGTCGGCAGCACTACGCAGCTCCATTCCGACGATACCGCCGGTAACGTTGAACTCGATATCACCCAGGATCGCGAACATCAGGCGAACCCTCCGCTATCCGGGCCGTAGCTGCGACGACGCCGGTCATGCTGGAAGCGCTCCATAAAGCGCACGAACTCGTCGTAGCCACCCTTTAGCGCCTGCTGGATCTCCTGGGATTTCGCCCCGGGGGGCAGTTCGATCTTCGGTGAATAGTGAACGACCATGCCGCTTTCGCCCTGTGCGGGAGACGCCGCCCCAGGAGCACCCATACGGCTAGCGATTGACACACGATCAGGAGAAGGCGGTGTGGGTACTGGGGATGGTGCTGCAGGCTGGCCAAGTCTAGGTGCCGACAGATCAACCGCCGTCATCCCAGACAGGCCAAGGGTAGCTTGGCGAACAAGCCCCGCTTGCCCAGTGATACCAATGGCTGCACCTTCGCTGATGTTCGCCCCGTAGCCAATGAAGACTCGACTCGGCGACTGGATGCCGAGCGTCTCGGTGAACCAGCCCTTTATCGAAGTGCCAACACCGACAATCGACTCTTTCGCTGCACTGAGGGCGTTGCCGATGCCGTTCACAAGGCCCGTGATGATCATGCCGCCGAATTCGCTGAACTTCGCCGGCAGCTCAATTCCGAAGTAACTCATGACCCCGCTGAATGCCCGGTAGAACAGTCCCATGGGCGAGAAGTTGACGATCAGGCCGGCGATGCCCGCTAGGCCGCCGTTGAACCCGGCTTTGATCTCCGTCCACAGCCCGCTGAAGAATCCTTTGATCGGCTCCCAATAGCGGTAGATCAGGTAGGCACCAACCGCGATTCCGGTGATCGCCAGACCAATTGGATTCATTAACAGGGCCCGCCCAAGCCAGAGAACGGCCTGGCCGGCCAGCTTAAGACCGAACAACAAGGTACCGCCCAGGACTTTGCCCAGGGCGAGTACGCCTCGGGCAGCCATCATCAACGGCGCGCCGAATGCCATCGCTATTCCGCGCAGAAACAGTCCGCTGACGCGCAATACTGCGCCGATGCCTGAGCCCACGCGCCTGAGCCCGTTGATCGCTGGAGCAAACTTGCCCATTTGCCATATGGCCCGCATGAGGGTCCATTTAGCGGAGAGGCTGGTGATGGTAGTGCGCATGGCAACGAAAGGCGACAGCATCAGGTTCACGCCGTAGGCCAGGCCTATGAAAGCCAGCTTGCCGGCAAGCAAGCCGGCGACCAGCCCCACGACACCCTTAATGATGCCTGGATTCTCGCTGGCCCAGGCGGAGAAGGATTGCATCACCGGAACCACTGCCTGGGTGACATCCACCAGGGCCGGAATCAATGCACTACCGATGGAAATGCCTATATCAGACAGGTTGACCCCAAGCTGCTTCAGTTGCTCTTTGGGACTCTCCATCCGCTTTTTCCAATCGGCATCACCAACGCCCTTATCAGCGTCATCAATACTAGTCTGCTGAATTCCAGCGAGATCCTTTCGGTTTGCCAACGCAGGTCGTACAAAGGACAGCACCTGCATATCAGCAAACAGCTCGCCCAATTTGTATGCCTCATTCAGGCGTTTGAGAGCCGTTTCCCGCTCGGCGGCGTCCTTTATTTCCATCGCTTTCTGAAACTCGCCTGCTGCCTTCGGCCCTTTGGTCCCGACGTACTGGGTGATGATTTCCAGCATCGCTTGGACGGGCGTAAGGCCTTTGCCGACTAGGCTGCCCATGGATTTCTGAAGGTCTATACCAGCGCCTTCAAACGACTTGAGCGTGTCCTTGGCCGTTAGCTTTGAGAGGAAGTTCTTGAAGTTATTCGCAGCTTCGTCGTTGGTACCCGCGCCGCGTCGGGCGATTTGTAGAGAAGCCCCGATCTCGGCGACCGCTCGCTCGCCTGTAATGCCTAGAGCCGCGAACTGGGGGGTCAACTGAGGTAGCCATCTGGCCATGTCCGCCAGTTCGAATTGCCCGCTCTTGCCCGCCGAAGCCAGCATGTTCATAGACCGCTCAAACCCTGCAGCGCTGATGCCAAGGTTGTCATTCAGGGCAATAGCCACCGAACCTAGATCATCCATGCTGGCTCGCGTTGCAGTCGCGAACTTGGCCATTAGAGGTGAATAGTCCGCTAGCTCTTTCGCGTCCGATATACCCCCGGCGATGAGCACGGCTGCACCTTTAGCGACTTCGGTCTGAGTCTGGTTCCACCTCAAGGCAGCACCGCGCATGACATTGCTCAGACGCTCCTCTTCCGCTCCGTCAAAGCCACCCGTGATTGCGATGTCGTTGGTCTGGTCCTTGAAATCCATGGCCGTACGCATCGACTGGATTATTGGCGCTCCCATGACTGCTGCGGTTCCGACTGTCTCCATTGCCTGGCCACGCAGGTCCGCGCGAGCGTTCTTTAGTGTTTCGCCGCGCGCGATGCTGGTGTTGAGGCGTTCCTGCTTAAGCTTGAGCTGATCGATGCTTCGCCCGATCTGGTCGTATTGGCGGCGCATTCGACCCAAGCCGGCACCGCCACTTGCCAAAGCGGCAGACAACTCTGCACCCAAGGTCTTGTGTTTGGCAGTCAAGCCATCGGTGGCCCGGCCAAGCTGCTGTACCGTGGACTTGGCTGTACCGAACGCGGCATGCAGGCTGCCCGATACGGCAGCGCCGATTTTCAATCCAACCAGGACTTCATTGGCCATAGTTTGCTACGCTGCTGAAATGTTCGAAAAAGTCGCCTTGATCACCGCCAACACCCTTTATGCACTCGCCATCGGCGCCGGTGTGATCTGGCTCGCCTGGCTGTGCCTGGTGAACCTGCCGTTCTGGCTGGCGGTGCTGATGTTCTGTCTCGGCCTGCCGTTGCTGGCCATGGCAGCCACCCCCATTGCGGCGGGTGGTGCCTTGCTGGCCGGGCTGATCGCTGGGCTGGTCACGCTTATTGCCTCAGTTGCTCGGCGGCCTCAACGCGGCGGTTGATCTCCCGCTCGCACACCTCGCACCAGCGCCAATAGTCATCCATTGTCAGCTTGCGGATTTCCGACGGTTGCATCCTGAGCACCAGGAGCAGCGCTTCGTCCCAGGACAACAGCGATGTCTCCGCCGCCAGCCATTTCCCGAAATACATCACTGACGACCCGGGAATCGGCGATGTCGAGTTCGCCCAGGTCTTCAACAGTCAGGCCGGTCATCTTTGCGAACAGAAAGTCTTCCTGGGCGGCTTCGTCTTTCGGTGAAAAGTTGTGTGCTGCGGCCAAGTCTTTGCGCTTGAGCCGCTTGATCGGCAGCGATTCGATACGGGTGCCGGCGGCAGTGTCGAAGGGGAACTTGAGAGGGATGTTGAGTGAGTCGGCCATCTGATGCTCCAAGGCTGATCAATCTGATCAGTTGCTCTGAATGAGCCTTGAGCATCGCACCTGGACTAGGTGCCGACTTTTAATCGGGTTTAAAGAGAAAGCCCCGCAGTGGCGGGGCTGATTTAAATCAGTGCCAAGATTGAAGTGGCAATCGTACCGATGTTGGCGATGTGTGATAACGAGTCAAGCAGGGTTGAGATAACCTTCTTGCTCGGTTTCGCGGACGTTAGGTTTTGTTCAAGAGCATCTACAAGGTCAGTGGCCTCTTCACGTTGGACACTGTCGAGAGTAGCCACCGTCTGCCTGAGAGCTTCCACGTACTGCTGTAGGTCAGCACCGATGGTCACATTGTTGGAGGAGTTATCGACTGAGTCTTGATTAACGCGCGCGTTGTGCCCGCTTATGTTGTACGTGATGCTCTGGATTCTCGCTGCTGCTTCCGGTACCCCTAGTTTTTTCACCACTATCTGATAGTGCGCTGGTATCTGATGTCCTTTTTCATAAAACACCGGATCAATGACCTCATAAGTCTCCGCACCGCCATTCGACATTCGCCGCTCAATCAAGTCTCCGACATTAATCAACGCAGTAGTCGCAGCAAAAATTTTCCCAGGTTGAACGCTTGCTTTGATCGCTACAATTTTGTTGCCATCTTGCTTCTGAACACTAATCGTGTCCCTCATGAGTCTAGTCATCATTACATGCTCCCTGCACTTGATGTAGCCAACGCGGCATCATCTTAGGCCATATGAGTACCGGAAAAACACGCCCCGCACAATGGCGGGGCTTTGGTTCTTTGAGCGAATCAAGCCTGCCCAATATTCTTCCGATACCTGGCCAACTGATCCTCACCTCCGACCTTGAAGATGTTGGCCAGGTAATCCAGCAACACCACCTCGCTGCCGTTGAGCATCTGCCGGACGTAGATCGCCGAAAACGGCGACTCGAATTTCGTCGGGTCGCGTGGCTTGTACGTGCCCAGTTGGTATTCCTTGAACATGACGGTCATCAGCGTGACCAGTGGCATCTCGTCCACCAGGCCGGCGCTGTTGAAGACCTGTACGTTCGACCGGAGCTGCAACTGGACAGTCTTGAACGGCGTTGCGAAGCGCTTGGCCGCGTCGTAGTACAGGCTGTTCCAGACGATCTTGCCTTCGAGCTTGTCGATCCCATCCGGCAGCTCGATCAGGCCGACCATGCCCAGCCCCTGGAAGTCGCTCATCACGGCCTTGACCGTGCCAAGGTCGATTTCCTCAACACGTCCGAAAAAGCTGTTGCCGTCCAGGTAGAGAGAGGCGTTGGTGATGCGGTGTGCGCTGAACCCTGCCATCAGGACGCTCCTAAGTTGACCAGGTACTCCCCGGTAATTTCGGTTTCAAAGGTGCCCCGCTCGAACGGCAACGGCACGGTGAGTTTGTAGTTGAACAGGGCGTGCCCCAGTTCAAGCTCAGTCTGCGGGTTACGGGCCGGGTCGTACCAACACTCGCCACCGATCAGCGCCTGATCACCGATCAGCTTGCGCATAAACTGGTTGACACTCTCGGTGATGCTCTCGATCAAGGAATCCGTGATCGGCTGATCAACGAACTGGAGCGAGCTGTAACGGATCGACTCGTCGATGATGTCCTTGGTGCGCCGCACGTTTTCGAAGTTGCGCATGTGCGTCACGGTCGGCCAGGCCGCCGTGCGGTTGCCCCACAGGCGCAGGCCCGTGCCGAACGAGTTGAAGACAGTGGTGATGCCGTTTTCGTTGAGCAGGTTGACCTCGCTGCCGGCATCGTCGATGCGGGCCGTCAGCGGACGCTCCAGGCCGATGACCCCGAGGAGTTCCTTGTTGGAGCTGCTCCACCAGTAGCCGTTGTCATTATCAACTTTCGCCCGCAGGCCAGCGGCACGGATCGACAACGGCTGCAGACGCTCGCCGTTTGCCGCGTCGTAGACTTTCACATGTGGGTAGCACAGGCGAACACGGTCGCTGCTGGTGTTGAAATTGATCGAGCCGGATGGCCCGCGCCCGGCGATGACTTGCTGAACGGTGGTGCCGATAGGCGCGTCGATGTAGGCGATACCACCGACTTTGGTTGCCGAAACGATCAGCTCAACGCTCACGGAGTTGAGCGTACTGAAGCCCGGTGCGATGAAGATCTTCGGGAAGAAGCCGAACTCGTTATAGCTGTCCTGGAAAGCGAGTAACCCGCTGCGCTGGCCAGCCACTGACACCGCACCGATGATGTCTTCCGGGGTGACCTTTGTAGGGTCGGCATAGGTGTAGTCGGCCTTGACCTTCCCATTGAGCGGAATTGCACCGGTACTGATGCGCGTGACCAGCCCGCTCAGCATGTCTGCGCTGTAGTCGATGTCCAAGTCATAGGTGGTCGCCCCGTCCTCGCTCTTAACGACCAGGGCTTGCAAGGCAGCGTGGTCGAGTTGCAGCCGGTCGTTGTCAGCGAATGTGCTCGACGCACCTGCGACGTTGCTCCGGTGCACGGCGGGGTCGAGCACGTTGTAGACCAGGACAGTGCCAGCACCGAAGTCATAAATGCCATCCAGCGCCTCAGGGATGCTGAAGCCCGGCAGGTGACCGCCGAACTGGGCGCCGTCTATATCATTGAGCGACAGCGTCAGCGTCTTGACCGGCCCCGTGGGTGCGGTGCCGATCAGGGCGATGACTGCCGACTTGACCACCTTCGTGCCCCGAGGGCCGCGTTCGACTTCCGTCGTTTCGATGCCATGCAGGTAATTAGCTGCCATTGGCTTGAACTCCTTCATCCTTCGCGGCTGCCTTCGGCTTCGCGGGTTGGCTGGTTGCCTTTGCTGGCTCTGCATCTGGCTCCAAATGCTTCAATTCCAGCAGGACTTTCGTGTAGTCATGGTCGGCAGGCAGTCCGACCAGCTGGCCTGGTAGCAGCTGGACGTCGAGCAGTCCACCGTCAACGCGCAGGCAGGCTGCGCTCTGCGGACCGCTGTAGCGGTAGCGAGTGAGATTCATTGGAAACCCTCATGTTCGAAGTCAGCGCGGGTAAGAAGCGGATCGCTGCGTGGGGCAACGACCTGGATCTGGGTTGCGCCAGTGGTGATGTCCAGGGCGTACTGCCAGACGCCTTGGGTGTGCCCCAGGAACTGCTCCATCAACGGCTGGCATGCACGGTCGCAGTGGGGTGGATACCAGCCGGTCAGCACCTTGCGGATGCGGTCCAGGTAACTGGTGACGCCGTCCTTGCCATTGAGCTGGCGGAACACAAGGGTCAGCCGGAAGACCAACTGGCGTTCCTGGAAGGCCGCATCGGTTGCCTCGGAGTTGTTGAACTTGCTGCGCCCGTATGCCACCAGGATGGCGCCACGGGAGTGGTTCAGCCGGTACTGTCCTGGTGCTTCCGGAAACAACTCAACGGACAGTTCCCGAGCGAAGTGCTCCTGCAGGCGAGTCAGCAAGGCGTCCTGCAGTACCGTGGTCTGGGTCTTCGGCATCATCAGTAGCCCCTCCAAACATCATCGCTAAACTGCTGACGACGGGAGCGGACACGAATTTCGCCTGGCTCAGGTGCTGCTTGACCGGTGGGCATGCCCAGGGTGACGACACCATCACGGATGCTTTCCAGCAGCTTGATGGTGTCCTTGCGACTGTCCTTGACCGCATCCGGCATCGCGCCTTCTGGCCGGCGCTGGTAGAGCCAGTGCCGAGCCAGTAGTACGACTGCATCCCGCAACACTGTTGGTACCGGATCAATCGGCAGGTCGTAGCGACCGCGCAGGTAACCGTCTACCAGCTCCTCGGCCTGCCTTACACCATCCTCGATCACGCGCTCGTCGGGCAGCTCAGCTGCTGGGTCATCATTGGAGAGCTGAACAAGTGTCAGTTCAGGGATCGCCCGGCCTACATCGTCGCGGGTGCAGTAGCGCATGATCAGATCCCGCGCACGATGCGGATGATGTCGCCCGCTGCCGTCGCGGCGTCCAGCGCAGTGCCATTGCTGACACCTTCCGCGTGCACGACGGCACGGCCAGTGGCGTCCGATTCGACTTCGGCACCTGCCGCGATAGCGCCGCCTGAAGAAACCAGGCAGATGCCCAGGACATCTACGGGAGCGGCGTTACCCTCTTCGGTATCCGCTGCAACCGCGCCCAGGGACTTGGCGCCTGCAGCACACAGGCCGCCGTCCAGGCCGGCGAAGCGATGACGAGGTAGATCGACCAGGGCCAACAATGAGGTAGTGAGCACAGTCTGTTTGGTCTTCATTTGAAGTCGTCCTCGGGTTCGATGCAGCGGTTTCTCAGCAAGGACCGTGCGACGGCGTCGGTCAGCAGAAGCTCGTCACCTTGGGTGTACAGTTGGCCGTTGAGCAGCACATCACTGCGGGAAGTAACGCGGTAGGCGCGCGTTTCGGGTTCTGGCTCGGACTCTGGCGCCCCGTTGGCCTCGGCAGGGGGCGAGGCTTGCGGTTCGGTGGCCGGCGTATCGGGGGCCTTACGAACTTCAGGTGCCTGATCCTTGGCAATCTCCGGGCTCGGCTCTTTGTCTTGTGGCGTGGATTTCGCAGCCATGGTCCACCTCAACCGTTAATGTCGGAGATCAGGTAGCCGGCATCGGCGCCGACCACTACCGGTTTGTAGATGTCGGTGTTGCGCACGTAGTGGAGCTTGCCGCCCGACGCATCGAAGGTGTCGATCTCGGGCATGCCCTTGCGACGCAGGGTGTAGCCGAAGCTAGGATCTTCGTAGTTGGTCTGGGAGCCACCCTGTGGCTTGGCGACGTAAGCCAGTTGCAGGGTGTCGGTCCAGATGTCACCCACCGAGTTGGTGTTGGCGAGCGCTTCACCGATGTGGATGTCGTTGATACCGAACAGCGCCTTGAGATGCTCGACGGTGATCAGCTTGCGCTCGTTGCTGCCCAGTGCTTCCTGCAGCTTGGGATGGAACTTGAGCGATGCATAGGTCGATGCACCCATGGTGATGGTGTTTGGGCGAACGCCGATCCGGCTGCGGATCACTTCCTTGCCGCGTTCCACATCCTGGATCGGATCACCACCGCCGTTGCTCCACTGGCTGTTTCCGGCCAGGGTCACCTTGGCGCCGGGCAGGTAGGTGCTCGGGCTTTGAGCGAGCTTGGCGCACGCAACCTCGCGGCGGAGATCGATCACATCGACGACGCGGCGCGAAGCGCGCGCCTGAGCGTCGAACAGGGCTTCGGCCTGCTCGCGGTAGTCAACCGGATAAGCGATGTCGTGCTCGCGCAGGACCACGTCCAGTCCGTCAGCATCATCCGGGTTCATGATGTTGGACTGCGCTCGAATCGCGCGCTCCGTGTCGTACAGCTCGAACGCTTCCTTGCCGAACAGCGGAATGATCCCGGCTTCCTTGTCCATCAGCGCAATTGGAAACAGTGCTTCGCCGATGAGCTGGGCATTGCGATAACCGCGCGCCAGGTTGGTGAGGACCGGATCGACGATCCGGATTTGCTTCAAACGATCGGCCATATTGGCTCCTGGGGATCAGATGAGTTGGCGGACTGCCGACTCGTAAGGGATGTTCTTCTCTGCGGCCAGTGCAGTTGCGCGCTGGTGTAGCTCCAGGCGGTCGGGGTCAGTGTTCTTCTCGGCGAACTCCAGGTCGGCCTTCACCGAGCCACCGCCGTGGCGCTCCTTGCTGGCCTTCTCGGCGAAGTCGATCTGCTTGGGCAAGTCGCTGAAGATCGCCTTGAGGCCAGTGGTGACCGGCTGACGTTCGTCGCCCTCACCGAACTCCAAGGGCTTGTCGTTGGACTCGGCGAAGTCGAGGACTGCGATCAACGCAGGGGCATGCTTGGGCAGCAGGCGACCTTCGCTGACCAGTCCTTCGGCGAAGGCGATGTGGCTTTGATGGATGCCATCCAGGCGGGCTTTGCGACTCTGTTCCTGATGCTGCTGGACCTGGCCCTTGAGGCGCTCGTTTTCCGCCTGCATGGCGGCGATCTCTTCGGGTTTCACGGTGGATTCCTCGGTGATGGGTGGGACGGGTTCTGAAAAGGACGGGCGCGGCTCATGCTCACGCGCAGCCTCGGCGAGGCTGTTGATTTGCCAGTCGGGGATCACCTGATCGGCGATCTCCAGGCCGCGATCACCGATCAGGAAGTCACGCAGCCGTCGCCACAGGGACGCGCTGGCTTCATGGCCGAAGTCGCCGAACTCGATGACACCGCCTTCACCGTCAGCCAGTTCGATGGGGCGCAAGCCCTTTACTGCAGGCGGCTGTGCGCCCAGGAAACCGACGTGGCGCAGGTAGTACACGCCGGGGACGGGGTTGTTTGGTGAGTCCGGGTGATAGAAGGAGGCGGAGATTTTCTTGAAGCTGCCCTTGCTCACCAGTTCGGCAAACGCCGGATCAACCTGCGTGGGCGTGGCGACCAGCCCTTCGGCACTGGCACTGAGCGATTGAACCCAGCCAGCTGCTGGTGCGTCGTGCTTGGGGTGACCGATCACCAGGGGCGCTTCATGTCGAGCAGGGTCGTAGGCCAAGACGGTGGCCGTCAGATCTGATTCGCTGAAGCTGAAGCTGTCACCGCTCATGGCGACGTGCTTGCCGGGCTTGAAAATATGCAGTGGTTTCATGAGCTGTGCGCTGCGTTGATGACGATACGCACAGCCTGACCGGTCAACGGCAGACTGACTTTTAATCGGGTTTAAAGAGTGTCGTCAGGCCAAATCTGGTGAGAGGTGAGAAACGAAGCGTCGGGCAGCGTCTGGACGTGGCTTTATAAATTCCTGTAAAGCACCAAACAGCGATGCGAGGCCGCTGCGGGATGAACCGGAGCGGCTGAGCAGGTCCAGCGCTCCAGGGGCCGCTACCGGCGAGCAGCCTTTTCCAGGTGAGCCAGGGCGAGATCCAGGATCGACTCCTCTGCCTCGGGTTGCAGCTTGCCATCCTCGTCCATGGGCAGGTACGGACGAGCAGGGATATCGCCCCACAGATTGGGAAACTCCTGTTTCTCTCCACCGAAATGCATCATCGCTGCATAGACCTTGTTACTGCCCACCAGCGCGCTGCTGCTATCGGCATGCGTGGTGATCGACGCAGCCAAGCCGCCTGCGGTGATCTGGAGCATCTGACCTGGCCATGTCCCTGCCGCCTCGCGGATCGCTGTAGTGACATCGGATAGCGTTGGCCATGCGTTACCTGATTGACCTTCGTCTTCCAGGTTTTCTTCAGTGATGCTGGCGAACTCGGCTGCGATACCGCGCATCAGCGGTGCCAGTTCTCCGACTGCCCATTCGACCTGGGAAAGCGCACGCTGAATATTCTGGTGATCGAGTTCAAGCGTGATCATGCAGCCCCCTTCGCTTTCAGTACGTCGGCCAGGCCTTCGCCTGGGCTGTGGTTGAATCCTGGGTCAGTGCGGAACTGGCGAACCTTGCCATCCGATCCGGTAACCCTCACTACGGTCACCTCAGCGGTCCTGACTTCCCCGGTGCGTTTGTTCACTCCAACCTCAACAGTTTCCCGGCGGACGGTGTCGGCGCTGTATGCGAGCGTCAGCTTGCGACGCTTCATGGCAGCTTCAGAAAGTGCCGTCACGCGGCAGCGGCAGTTGAATCCGTTCGGCGGGTAGATTGCTGACCAGATCGGATCATCGTGGCGGTATACGACGCCGTTGAGTGCTGCATGGCTTGGCCGTGTCTTGCCGTCCATGATCGCCACATATCGCCAGTACGGATGTGATTCCGCCGCGTCTTCCATGGCAGCCTTGCGACCAGCCATGTAGGCACTTTGCAGGTTGGTCTGGTAGATGGTCTTGAGCCGGTACGGGCTACCAAGCTGCACCAGCTCGGCCTCGCCCTGACCATCGACGATCACCTGCTTACCCCACCAACCCTGCTTTTCGAGGATCGGCTGAAGCTCGGTCGTGAACTGCTTCAATGTCCGGCCTTCTTTCAGCGCACGCTCCAGGGACTCACGGATATCAGATAGCAGGTCCAGGCGCATCGCCTTGGCCACAGTGAAAGCCTGGTCGTGGGCAGCATCGAGCATATCCTGCCAGTCCCAGGTGACCGCGTAACCTTTGCTCTTGAGGTAAGTTATCGCGGCAGCAGGCTCCAGGCCGAAGATCGCTTTGAGGTCAACGGGATTGACTGGCTTGGCCATGCTCAGTCCTCCAGGTCTGCCGAGGCGCTCAGGCGGCCCCAGGTGTCAGCGATGAACATCAATCGAGCAAGGTTCTGCTGCAGTCCTCTGGTGTCCAGGTCTGGAGCCAGCTCAGCCAGCAAGCCCAGCACTTCGGGCTCGTCGCGGTCCTGCTGCAGCGCCTCGATCACAGGAAGCAACGCCTGCTCGGCCTGCTGCTGCAACTCCGTTGCCGCCAACCCTTCAATCGCCTGATCGAGCGCGTGTTGATCCAGTACCGGGCGCACACTTGGAGCTTCGGCAAACTCGGGCTGGGTGACCGGGGCGACTTCGACGATGTCGCCTGGCTGGAGGTTGTAGGTTCTCTGCCAGTATGCGGCAGTGAACTTCACACCCGACTCGGTCAGAGACTTGTCACGCTCGGCCAGCGTCTTGTCGATCTGCTCCTGCTCCCACAGCTCGTAGACCGGGGCATCAACGTCTTCGCCGAAGTTCAGATCGACCACCACCCGGATCGCGGCGTTGAGCGTTGCGGCGACGATGCTGGCGTCACCATCACGGATGTCCTCTGTCACATCCAATCCGGCCATCGCGCTGGCCCGGTTCGAGGTTGCTTCGGTGGTCTGGTTCTGGCCGAGCAGCGCAACGTTGATCTCGCTGCGGCAGTACATCAGCAGCTCGCGATAGACATCGGCACTGCCGGTCTTGCCAGCGGCCTCCTTGATTTCGACGCTGGAGTCGTTCGGGATCACAGCAACTGCGTCCTGGACCATCTGCTCCAGGCTATCGAGCAAGTCATCGGTTTCCTTGGTCGCGGCACCGCGTGGGTGCTTGCCGATCAGCCAAGGGCTGCCGTATTTCTCGGTGAATTGGACCCAGAACTTCAGCCCGCCCTTCATGAAGACCACCGGCCAAAAGCACATGGACAGGTCGGCGAATCCGTACGGGTTATTGTAAGTCGCGTCTTGCCGGGCAACGATAAATCGCTGCGGGTCGCATAGCTCGCCCTGGATGCCGGCATCGCGAGCCCGGAAGCGCAGCTGGTTGTCCTGGTCATACAGGAACCACTCGGCAGGTTTGCCCAGGAGGTCTTCGGGTATGAGGTGCAAGCCCACGGATTTCCACATCAGTTCGACCGGCTGATAGCCGAATAGCGCGGCATCAAGCAGCTCGCGAACAATGCGGTCCAGGTCAAGGTCGGCCAGCCAGTCACGGACGAAGCGTTCTACCCGGACAGGTGCTTGCCCGCGCTTCAAGTCCCGCTCCAGAGCGAGCACTGAGGACTTGCGACGGCGAATGTTGCCGCCAACCAGGGCGGCGCTGCGCAGGTCCCGGTAGACCTTGATGTCCTTGCCCTGGGCCTTGAGGATCGGATCTGGGTTGGGCAGGTACATGCCCAGGGCCTGCGCATCGAAGCTGCGGCCACGGCTGGCGATGTGTTCTGTCAGGCTCTTGTCGCGCCGGGCTTCGGCGAAGGTGACGAACTCGGTGGGACTGACCCACAGGCCCTTGCTGCTCATGCGTACCCCTGGAAGATCTGAGATGCCGCACGACTGCGGCGGGATTTCACTTGGACTGGAGCAGACGCGCTGTCCAGGGTGGCGAAGTTGGCCAGCACACCAGCCCCGGCGAAGTCGCCGTGGCGGTACAGCTCCGGGTCTTTTAGGTCTTGCTGGCGGGCTTTGACGATCATCGGGATGCCATCCACGGTTTCGATTGCACGGATGTCCTGTTGCAGCGAGTCATCCTTGGGCAGCGTGATCGTGCCGTCTTCGAACAGGCCGACGAAGCGTGGCATCCAGGCGCCGTACCAGGCACGCGATAGCTTCACCTGGTGAATACGCTCATGACCGAACTCGTCTGCAGTGTCCTCGGCCAGTGTCTCGCCGTTGCCCGAGGCATCCAGGGCGGCGCTGATGAAATTGGGAAGCCCGCGCAGGATGGTGAACAGGATTTGCTGCTGCTGCCGGGTCGGCACCTTATGCATCTCGATCACGAACGGCACGTCACGATGGCGTTGCTGATCGACAGACATCGGGCAGATGACCGAGAAGTCGCGGTGTCGGGCGTAGTCCATGCCGAGATACCAGCGCAGCTCAGGGTCGAGCTGCTTAAACAACGGCAGTAGGTTCGGCTCCATCCAGGTATCGATGTAGGCCTCACGACGATAGACCGCCTGCTGGGTGAAGCTCTCGTCCAGGGCAAGCCGAAGTACCTGCCGATCTGGACGCATGGCGTCCTCGATCCACACACCAGGTACGCACACGCCGTTACCGTCGCGGGGGATTGCATCCAGCTCTTCCCGCATCTGCGCCTTACGCGGGCCGTATGCGTTACGGATGCTCTTGTACCAGGCTTCCTTGCCTTCGGCGGTCGGCTCCTCGCCACGCATCATGCAGCGGCGCTCAAACAGACCATTGGCGACAGCGTCATCAAAGGTCGCTTTGTAGACCACCGCGGCATCACCGTAGCGGCCTTCCTGGATGTCCTTGATCATGCCGTTGAAGGCATTGGCCTTGCCGTTGTGAGTGCTGATGATGACGATACGACCGCCCCAGATCAGCAATGCGGTCGCGGCATCGAGCACCGCAGACACATTCCGGTGATAGGCGGCCTCGTCGATGATCACCTTGCCCTGCAGGCCACGCAGGTTGGCCGGGTTGCTCGACAGCGCAACGATCTTGAAGCCCGAGGCATAGCGGATGCGGTAGGCATTGATCTGGCGGGTGTTGCCTGATTCGTCCTGGTCTTCGAACAAGAATTCTTCGATCTCGCTGACACCCGACGCCTGGGCTTCGGCAATGACGCGGGAGAACTTCGCGCAGTAGCCGATGAACTCCAACCCCTTTTCCTTGGTGTCGCCGACGTAGAACACGTCCATGCCGTGCGCGCTTTTGCGCGAGGCTGCGGTGATCACCGAGTCCAGAGCCTCAGCAAAGGTGATGCCGGTACGACGGCCTTTCTCGCACAGCTTGATCTGGGCGTCGATAGCCAGCCAGTCGGCCTGGTGGGCCATCAGCAGGCCTTCGGTGATGGGGTTGTAGCCTTGAGGGATCGACCGAACGGAGTCCGGCAGCTCGTCCCATTCAACGACACGCAGGGTGCTGGTGCTTGGTTTTACCGCTGGGGCGCTCATACCTTCACGCCCAGGAATTTCTGGCGCCAGAACAAGGCCTGTTCTTCGTCCATTCCACCGCTACGGACCTCTTTGTCCAGCTCAGCGGCCTGCTCCTGCAGGAGACGTTCGCGGGCAGCGCGTTCGATAAACTGGCGCTCTTTCACGCTGAGGGTTCGGGCTTCCATGGTCGCCTTCGCCGCACGGGCCAGGGTGGCCACCTCCTTGATGGTTACCTCGTCTTTTTCATGCGCGCCCATCGCAGCCTGGTAGGTGAGCGTTGAAATGGCCTCAACCAGCAGTGCGCCGGTCTTGTCGCTGGAGTCTTCACCCAGCGCACCAACGAACGCTTCAGCCTGCTCGCGATGCTGGCGGGCTTTCTCGGTGAGCTGTTCAAAACCAACCTTGAAACGCCCCAGGGCTGATCGGCTGGGCACCTTCTCGTTGGGGAAGCGGCGGCGCAGATCCTCGATCATCTCGTCGAGCGTCATCCGGTCTTCACGCAACAGCTTCTGCAAGTACGCCTTGACCACCGGCGGCAGGCGGCTGACTGACGATTTACCCGCCATTCAGGCCCCCGGACGCTTGATGCCAGGCACTCGGGCCCGGCCAGCTGCGATGTCCTGCCCGCGTTCTGTGAGGCAGGCAACCAGAACAGGGCCGATGTCCTCCAGGGCCACAGCCCCTTGCTCGGAAAGCCAGTGGAGTTCGGTCTTCACCTGGTCACGGCTGACGCTGTGGCCGTAGTTGTCCAGGGCGGCGTTGAGCACAGAACTGTTAGCCCGGTACGCAGGCATTTCAGCAAGCAAACGCAGGATCACAAGGCGCATGTCTTGGCGCAGGAATTCGGCGTATTGGGTCATGGTTTTTCTCGTAACAGGTAGTCATTGATCCGGTCCACGGCACGGGAGATGGACTGCATTCCTGCCAGCTCAGCCCGCACGGCTTTCATGTCGCCGAGCAGCTCGGCAATGGCAGCCTGGTCGGGCAAATGGCGCACGCGCTCTTCCAGGGCGACGATGCGTGTACGCAGCTCCAGCAGCTCTTGACCGCTGGCGGCCTGGCGTTTTGTCAGCCAGGTGTAGATCCCAAGCACGGTCAGGATCAGCCACTGCACGGTTTGGAAACCGAAGTTGAGTTCGTTCAGGTTCATCGCAGCCCTCGCTTGGCCAAGTGTTCCAGGGAGCTCTTGCACTCGATGCAGTGCTCGGTACCAGGTTCGGCCTGGCGGCGCTCTTCAGGGATCGCATCACCGCACTCCTCGCAGCGATAGGCGGACGGTCCCGAGCGGCGTTGCAGACCGCTGCGATGAGCCAGCAGCGCGGCCTCAGTGAAGTCGTTGTCCTGCGCTTGATCAGCTACATCCATACACGGTCAGTCCTTTTGTTCTTGAAGGTCGAGCAAGGCGTTGAGCTGCGCCAGGTTGTTGCGAGCCCACATGCCGTAGTCCTGGGCGTGGGCCAGGATGTCTGCGGGAGTGACGCCGCTTTCCAGTAGCTCGGCATCAGTGCCGGGGGCGGGCTTGGCCGCTGCTTCAGCGTTGCCGGCAGCGGTGCCTTTGGTGTTGGCTGGCACACCGAGGGCGGCGTTGTAGTCGCGCAGCCAGCCAGCAGTGAACACGCAACGAGGAATGGCCACAGGCTTTGCCGCAGGCGCTGGCAGGTAGACGGTCGTGACATTGGGGATTCGCTCCTGGAGCTGCTCCAGCTCGGTTTGGTGTTGGGTCTTAGCCGCCAAGAGCTGGGCTTCCGCGTCGTTGGCGCGGCGCATCTCGCTCAAGAGGTCGTCTAGGTTCCGCTGCCCGCTGGCCAACGCCCGCTCTGCGTGCTCTCGCTTCAGGTCGGCCAGGTCTGCCGCTCCTGCAGCAGTGGCCTGGCGATCTCCGAGTCCATACCCGACAGAGCCAGCTGCAGCTGCACTCAGGGCGCAGGCGGCGACCGCCCAAGCCAAGCTGCTCGGCAGGGACAAGAAATCAAGCGCGGCCATGTTTGTATCTCCAGCGATTGCGCATCTTTCGAGGTCGCCGGGTGGCGCAGGTCAACCAGGTACCAGCGGCGGTGGGTGGAAGACAAAGCCAGGTGAGAGGCAACGGCAACAACAGCCGCAGCTTCACGATGGCGTGTCCTGGTCGGGGCCCTGTTTCACGAGGCGGGCGAGGAACAGCAGAAGGGCCAGTGCGCTGTTGAGCACCGCGTAGGCTCGGTCCGAGAGCTGCGCTTCCCACATAGGCAGGATGCTGACCTGGAGGAACCCGAACAGCGCGATCAGCAGCCCGAGCTGGATGCTGTACAAGCGATAGCAGCGGCGCCAATTCGCGATCAGCTTCATACCGGTTCCCCGTGGTAGGCACCGGGAACGATACCGGCGAGTTGCAAGCCTTCGTTGATCAGCGCTTCGCCGTACCAAACGCCGCCAGGGAGTGGCCCGGCGCCGTTTTCATGCCCGATGATCCCCAACACCAGAACCAACATGGTCTTGAAGTCATACACATCGATACGCCCGTCAGGCGAAACGCCCATGCGGTTAGCCACACTGCGGATGTAGCTTTCGGTGTTGTTCTCGGTGGGTGGGGCCCACCGCCCGATGATCAGACGAGGGGTACGCAGACCATGTTTGTCTTGATACGTGATAAGGGTGCGCGCGATAGCGCGGATGCCCCACTGGGCGCCAGTGAACTGGACGAAGTCGGCGTCGCTCTGGTTCGCCGACATACCTTGCCAGCGAGTGCCTTTGACGTGTCGGATGTTTCCGGGGTTGTGATTGCGGATACCGCGCGGGGTGTTGACGGGTCGCATGACGCCTCCTGCAGGTAAGGCGCCAGGGCGGCGCCGAAACGAACACGCCGCCATGATCGGCGGCGTGGGCAGGAAGCGCTTTTAATCGGGTTTAAAGAGATCAGCCGTTCGTTTCGGTACCTTGGCTGAACGTACCGAGACACTCTCTTTTCTGCGAAAGATACTGGTCTTCAGCACTTTGTATCTGTCCTGGAGTTGCTTCGCTCCCTCGGAGAGTTGCACTAACCTTGGCTTGCCACAAAGTGCGAGCAAACGTCCCTGTCACGCCACATCTCCCCAAGGGCGCAAACACTGTTTCACCAAATAGAGCTTTTCCTTGCTCCGTCAGTTCACTAAGCCGCCTACTATGCTGGCCCAGTACTGTCGGATCCGTTGTTGCTAGCAATGGTTCGCCATCAGCCAAAGCTTGATCCACCTCTGACAGGTACTGCTGGGCACTGGCCAATGATTGACTGTTTGGCTGTGTATACGTAGCTGCTGGAGCGGTAACGGCTGATGAAGCTTCAGCCGGCTCAATGCTTGTCGTGGGGGCATCGTGCTTGCTGGACCAAAAGACATAGGCCCCCACTGCAACGATGGCGACCCAGCCTACCAAGACGGCTTTTCGCTCTCCTGACGTCATGTCTTTCCAGGGTTTTGCTTGTTTTTTTGTCACGTTGGCTTCCTTTCTTATCGTGTCTGCTGGCTTACCGATGTGCCTGGAGTATCAGGAAAGCTAGTCCCCCTGCGGCTACGGTCACTCCAATAGCCCAACTGCGCCACGACTCCGGCAAATAATCCTTGATTAAAAAACTGGTCGCCGCGATGGCGGCAAAGACTCCAAATGCCTTCAGCAGATACCGGTCGGTTTCGGATTTGCGGATCTTCGCTTCCTCTTCGGCGACGAGTTCATCATGACGGTGCATATCGTAGTCGCAATGCATGCAGTGTTTTGTATACCGCCAAGCTGGCTGGCCGCATTGCGGGCACTCGCGTTCTCGATCGCTGCCACGAGGTGGGGGTTGCTTCCCTGAGTGAATCTCAAAATTTTGAGTTCCCAGGTTGATGTTCCCGTAGTCACCTTTGATCTTGACGATCAACTCGTGATCGCGACCATCGGCAGGGAGATTCTTGATCTCCTCCGTGAGCCTGACCGACAACTTTGCCACCAGTTCATCATCGCTACGCATAACGCTCCTTGCTACTTCAGCGATTCACCACCAGCTTCAAGACCCTCTCGACCTGAGGCTCGTCCAGTGTTCGATCCCCGCCCAGCACGTTGTAAACCTCGGCTGCCACCGCTGCGAGTTTCGTGGCAGGCCAACGCTTACCGGCTAGACGGGCTGCGCTCTCCAACATCTCAGTGATGCGCTCCAAACGCCGTACATCAATCTGCTCGGGCTCCCCGTTGCTCTGTTGGCTAGAGCGATGTCCGGTCAGTACGAACTGAATATCAGCGCCAGCCTGGGCAAAGGAGAACAAAACTTCTCCGCCGGGAACGGCAGCGCCACGTTCGTAGCGCCCCCAAATCTCACGCGATACCCCGCATAGCTCAGCAGCTGATGCCTGTTTCAAGCCCAGCCGCACGCGCTCTTCCTTCATCCGATCAGCGGAAAGAGAAGAAAAGGTCACATAAACCCCTTGCTTAAGAGAACTTTGGTTCTCATAATCATCTACACAAACCTAAATCATCTTTGCATCACAGGAGCCACTGCCATGGCCACCCATGCCAAAGCCCTAAGCGCCGAGCAAGTGAAAGAAAACTTTCGTCGCGCCGGTAAAACGATCACTGAATGGGCCACCGAGAACGGGTACACCCGCAACGAGGTGTACCGCGTGCTGAATGGTCAAGCCAAGGCCCACTACGGGAAGGCTCATGACATCGCCGTCAAGCTGGGCCTGAAAGCCAAGCCGGCGTTGGCCGCATGAGGTCCATCATGACGCTCATACATCCCGTCTCGAACAATACCGATAATCAGCCAAAAGCTGCTCGGCCATTTCATCCAACGTACAGGCCACAGTGCCTTCCAACCCTAGGCCTGCGATCCGCAGATCGGCTTGTAGCTTCAGCTCACTCAAGCATCCCGCACGTTGGAGTGACCCAGCCAGGACCATCACACAGCGAGCAAGCCCCTCAATACGGCCTGCCAATTCTTCGAAATCTCGCACGTCCATCGGTGACCTCGGCTGTCAATTTACAGCAAAAGATTGCACGCACCGAAATCATTTTGCCTACCTGCAAAGCCCGGGTTTGTTTGGAAAGGTTTCCTCGGGGAGGCTTCCAATGAGCCGCCGCCGTTGGAAATCCCTGCGTCCGACCTCTCTGCGCCACGCCCTTGAGCTATGCAAAGACCACGCACGGGAGAACCTCAACAAAGGGGTCGAAAGGATCGCTGACGAGATGGGCCTGGCAGATCACTGGGCGCTGTACAAGTGGCTGCAAAGCGGTCGCATGCCTGCGAACTTGATCCGGCCTTATGAGCAGGCTTGCGGTTGTGACTTCGTCACCCGCTGGATCGCCGCCAGCGCAGGCCGGCTGACCATCGATATGCCGACCGGTCGCACTTGCACCGCTCAGGATATGCAGGCGCTGCAGGAACTACTCACCACTGCCGCAGGCAAGTTGCTGGCCTTCTACACCAAGCGCGTCGATGCAGACGACACACTCGCGGCTATCCAGTCCGCTATGGAAGGACTGGCTTGGCACAAAGGCAACGTCAAGCAAAGCGAACAACCACAACTTGAACTGGAGGGGCAGCCATGAGCCGCACCGTCTCTGCTGCTGCGCGCGTGCTGCGCGTACTGAAGGCTCTCAAGGGGCACACCGTAACGGGCCTGAGCAACACCGAGCTGGCTCAACTGACGGGTGACAGCCCCAGCAATATCACCCGTGCGATGCAGACCCTTATCGAAGAGGGCTTGGCCGTGAAGCTGGACAACGGGCGCTTCGCCCATTCGGTAGGCGTACTTCAGATAGCCCAGGCACACGCGGAACACATGGCTCGGCTGCAAAGCCGGATGCAGGAAATCAATCAGCGCATTGCCGCTGGCTCGATGAATTGAGGGGAACATCATGGCACGCAGCAAAGCTAAACCCGCAGAGCAGGAACAACTGCCCGCACTGAACGGTGAGGTTCTCACTGCTACGCAGAATGCGATGGCGGCCACACTGGCCTCGCATAGCGACGAACGCGACCTGCTGAATCAGCTCCTTGGCCAAGCTCAGATGGCAGGTGCCTTTGAAGAGTTTTCCCGAACCGTTCGGACTTCCAAGCTTGCCTACGTCAAGGAAAACAAGCTCTACAAGGCCATTGCAGGTAAGAAAACTCCGAACGGTTCGGAACTTTCCGGCACCTGGGAAGAGTTCTGCTCAATGCTTGGTATCTCGGTGGACAAAGCCGACATGGACATTACCAACTTGCGAGCCTTCGGTGAGGAGGCCCTTGAGTCTATGTCCCGCATGGGCATCGGCTACCGCGAAATGCGCCAGTACCGCCGGCTCCCCGACGATCAGAAAGCCGCCCTGATCGAAGTTGCTCAGACCGGCGACAAAGAAGCCTTCGTTGATCTGGCCGAAGAGATCATCGCCAAGCACGCCAAGGAAAAGCAGGAGTTGACCCAGCGCCTCGACGACGTGAACGCCGATTATGAGGCTCAATCCGAGGTCATGGCCAAGAAGACCGACGACCTGGACAAGACCAGGCAGGAACTGGAGAAGCTGCGCAAGCGCATCCAGGCACTGCCAGCCAGTGAGGCGGTATCGGAGTTGCGCCTGGAAACCACTGCAGTTGCTTTCGAGGCCGAGGCCAAGATCCGTGGAGCACTGCGCGAGGGGTTCTCGAAACTCGCAGAACTGGGCAGCGCTGGGGGCGATGACCAGCGTGTGTTCGCTGCCGGGCTGATCCGCCAGCTGGAGATCACTTTGGCTGAGGTGCGCAGCGAGTTTCACTTGCCCGCCGAGCTGGACGGTACTCCCGCTTGGATGGGGCAGGACTGAGCCATGACGCCCATCGAGATCCAGCTTCTGAGCCAGATTGCGGAGCGTGCTGCGAAGGCACCGCATGGTCAGCGTACCGCCGTGTACAAAGCCGGTGCAGCAGAGCTGGGCGTATCGGTTCAGACCCTTCAGCGCAAGCTCAAGGAGGTGTCCGTGAGGAATCAGCGCAAGCGCCGGAGCGATGCAGGGAATAGCGCGCTTCCCCTGGAGGAAGCCCGCTTGATTTCCGCCGTGCTCCTGGAGTCTATCCGGGCCAACAACAAGCAGCTCTCGACCATCGTACGTGCCGTTGAACGCCTGCGCAGCAACAACATGATCCTGGCCGGACGGGCTGACGAAACGACCGGCGAGTTCAAATCCCTTAGCAACGGTGCCATCGCCCGCGCTTTGCGAGCCTACAAGCTGCACCCGGAGCAACTGCTGCACGACGCCCCGGCGGTATCGCTGGCGAGCAAGCACCCGAACCACGTCTGGCAGATCGACGCCTCGATCTCGACCCAGTTTTACCTAGCGGATGACGGTGCCAAGGCTATGGACAAGGCCGAGTTCTACGACGGCAAGCCGGGCAACCTGAAGAAGATCGAACGCCAGCGCTTGTGGCGGTACGTGGTCACAGACCATGCCAGCGGCACGCTGTACCTGGAGTACGTGCTGGGTGCCGAGTCAGCCGAGAACCTGTGCAGCGTGCTGATCAACGCGATGCAGAAGCGCCACGAAGCGGACCCGTTCCACGGCGTACCGTGGATGCTGATGACCGACCCCGGTGCCGCTATGACAAGCGGGTTGTTCCGCAATCTATGCCGGGCGATGAGCATCGAGTTGATCATCAACCAGGCAGGCAATGCGCGAGCGAAAGGCCAGGTCGAACAGGCTCACAACATTGTCGAACGCGAGTTCGAGAGTGCTTTGAGATTCCAGTCCGCTGGAAGCCTAGAGCAGATCAACGAGTGGGCCGGAAAGTGGATGCGCTACTACAACGCGACCTCGATCCACACCAGGACTCGTCGCACGCGGTACGGAGTCTGGCAGTTGATCACCGCTGACCAGTTGCGCCTCGCGCCGTCTGTTGAGGTCTGCCGCGACCTGGCCGTCAGCACGCCGGAAGAGCGCAAGGTCAGCAACATGCTGCGGGTGTCGTTCCGTGGTGCTCAGTTCGATGTCCGCTCGGTGCCGGATGTAATGGTCGGCGAGAAGCTGCTGATCACCCGCAACTGCTGGCGCGACCAGGACTCTGCGATTGCTGTCCTGGTCGGCGAAGACGGTCGGGAGCAGTACCACGTCATTGACCGGATTGGAGCTGACCAGTTCGGCTTCGCGCAGACCTCGGCAATCATCGGTGAGCAGTACAAGCGCCATGCAGAGACGCCAGCCCAGCTGTCGCGCAAAGTCCTTGAGCAGCTAGCGACCGGGACCACCAGCGAGGAAGAGGCTCAAGCTGCACGCAAGGCGAAGGCCATCCCGTTTGGTGGCAGGATCGATCCGCACAAGCATGTCACCGACACCGTGCTGCCGGCCTATCTGCCGCGTCGCGGGACCAGCCTTGACGTCAATGCGCCTGATATCGAACTCAAGCCATACAGCCACGTTGAGGCCGCCAAGATCCTGCGGCCTCGGCTCGGCGCTCTCTGGTCATCCGAAACCTTCGGGTGGCTGCAACAGCGGTACCCACAAGGAGTACCTCAAGACCAGCTGGACGCTATCGAGTCCGAGCTGAAACGACCTGTAGAGGTCGCCCGCGCACCGCTGACCCTTGTCCGGGCGGCGGCAGGAGGTGAGTGATGTTGAAGTTGAAGCAAGTGCTGATCGACGTGGGCAAGCGCCAGTCGGCCTTGGCCGAGTCGCTCAGGCTGAGTTCGGCGACGGTCGCCCAGTTGGTGAACCACAACCAATGGCCTCGCAGCCTGGATCAGGCCGAGTTGAAAGCTCGGATCGCGGTATTCCTGGGTGCTGCCGGTGTCAACGACGCCGATATCGCCAACGCCTTTGAAGAAGTTGAAAAAGTGGATCTGCCGTGCGCCAACACAGCAGATCCGGCCCTTTCGCAAGAGCCGTCCGGGGAGGACGAACCTATGTTACTGCCAAAGCAAACCCTGCTGCCAACCACCCGCAAGGCCTTCGGGCTGTTCCGCGATCCGTTCGACGAGTTGCAGAGTGCAGCGGATATGTGGGTTAGCCCTGATATCCGTTATGTGCGGGAGGTGATGTATCAGACCGCGCGGCACGGCGGCTTCCTGGCCATTGAGGGCGAGTCCGGGGCCGGCAAAAGCACGCTGCGACGGGACCTGGTGAACCGCATCAACGAGAACAACGACCCGGTGATCATCATCGAGCCCTATGTCCTGGCCTCGGAAGACAACGACACCAGGGGCAAGACGCTGAAAAGCACGCACATTGCCGAAGCGATGATGGCGGCGGTCGCTCCCCTGGAGAAGCCCAAGAGCAGTCCGGAGGCGCGCTTCGCACAACTGCACCGCGCGTTGAAGGAGTCCCATGCTGCCGGTTATCGGCACTGCTTGGTGATCGAAGAGGCACACAGCCTGCCGATCCCTACGCTCAAGCATCTCAAACGCATCCTGGAGCTGGAGGTCGGGTTCACCAAGCTGGTCAGCATCATCATGATCGGCCAGCCCGAGCTGGGGGTGAAGTTGAGTGAGCGCAATGCTGATGTGCGGGAAGTTGTGCAAAGGTGCGAGCGGGTCACCTTGGGGCCGGTGGAAGGCAACCGCCTGGAAGAGTTCCTCGCGTTTCGCCTCAAGAGCGCGGGTAAGGCATTGGCCGAAGTGATCGACGAATCCGGTATCAGCGCCATCGCTTCACGTCTTTCTCAGCCCGTCCGGGCGGGTGGGCGTGAGCAGAAAGTTTCGCTGCTGTACCCGCTGGCGATCGGCAACCTGATGACCGCAGCGTTGAACCTTGCGGCCCAACTGGGCGTACCGGTCGTGACCGCTGATGTAGTGACGGGGGTGTGAGATGACCAGCATTAACCCAACCAATTCTGCGCGGCGGTTACGGCTTGTTCCCAGCACTGCCATCGAACCGGCCTTACCGGCCTGCAACACACTGACGCCGGAACTCGCCGAGAAGCTCGCAGCGGTCAACTCAGTGTCCCGTGGGCTGCGCACCGCAGGCGTGCGCATTGAGGCCACCGTTGTCCTGGACCTGACCATTTTCATCAAGGCAGAAAGCGCCGACTCGCTTGCTGCTGCCTTTCGGCAGCAGTGGCAAGGCGTCTGCTGGAGGACGGTCGGTAAACAGACCAGGAACACCGTCACCATTCATGGCGTGCGCGTCGTGTGGTTCACCCCCGTGAAGGAGCAAGACCAATGAGTACCACTACCCAATCAGTGAGTGCTGTGGAAATTCCAGCTGGCTTTGTAATGAATGCGGCGGGCCACCTGGTGCCTGAGAACCAGGTGCGTGACCACGACAAACTGCGTGATAGCGTTGCCCGCGATCTTGGCAATGCCGCTGAGCAGCTCAGTGCGGCGTTGGCCAACTTCAAGAAGCAAGCGCTGGCGGATATCGCTGACCTGATCACGGTGTCCTCGGAGCGCTATGGCGTGACGCTTGGTGGCCAGAAAGGCAATGTTTCGATCACCACCTATGACGGGCAGTACAAGATCGAGCGCGCCTTCGCTGACCGTATTGTCTTCACCGAAGAGATCCTGGCGGCGCGCGAACTGATCAACAAGTGCATCAGCGCCTGGTCGGAGGGCGCCAACAGTCACCTGCGGGTGTTGGTTGACCGAGCGTTCCGAGCCAACAAACAGGGACAACTCATGGTCAAGGACGTGCTCAGCCTGCTGCGGGTCGAAATCAACGATGTCGTCTGGAAGACCGCAATGCAGGCCCTGAAGGACTCCATCCAAGTGAACGGTACCGCTGTTTACATTCGGGTTTACAAGCGCCATGGCAATACCGACCAGTACCTGCCGATCAACCTGACGTTGGCGGGGGTGTGAGATGGACCAGGACCGCATCCTCGACAAGATCAAGAAGTGTCTGGAAATGGCCAAGGGCAAGGGTTCTAACCCGAACGAAGCAGAGATCGCCCTGCGCCAGGCCCACAAGCTGATGGAGGCTTACAACCTAGAGATGGGTGACGTGCTGGCAAGCATGGCTGGAGAGGTAAAGGTTGCAGCAGGGTCAGAGGGTGAGCCCCCGGCGTGGCGTGTGCGACTGGCCCGAGTCTGCGCTGAAGCCTTCGGTTCGACCTTCATCATCAACGCGCCCTGGTTCGAAGAAGCCTCATTTATCTACATCGGGTGCGGCGCATCGCCAGAGCTGGCTTGCTATGCGTACCAGGTGCTGGAGCGCCAGTTGCAGAAAGCGCGGCGGGACTACCTTGCAACGCAGAAACGTTGCAAACGCTCCACCAAGGTTGCGCGGGGGGACGCATTCGCTCACGGCTGGATCGACGCGGTGCAGGCCAAGGTCGAGCAGTTCGCGGGCGTCGAAGACAACATTGTCGAAGCGATACAGGCCTACATGGACAAGAAGTACCCGGATCTCGCCCCGGCCAAGATGAAGCGCCGCAAGCTCAAGGCGCGCGACGAAGTGGCGGGTGACGCCGGGTACAAGGCTGGCCGTTCGGCTCAACTGCATCACGCGGTTGGCCACCAACCCGTCGCGCGATTGACCCAGGGGGTGTGATATGTCGCAAGCCAACCCCTTTATTCCACCAGGCCGGGAGTATGGTGCGGTTGATACTGAAAACCGCTTGCGCGCCTTGGAAGGTTTCGATCTGGTGCAGTGCCGCGCCGCGCTTGCTGTTCCGCATCTGCAAAAGACGGTCGAGAAGAAACTGCTCAGCCGCATTCGTCAGTTGGAGAAGCTTTCAGCTACAGAGTATCCCTGCGGCATCACGGTGAAATTGAAGTATCACAGCGATGATGAATGCATCGGGTGGGCTCACCGTGGCGACAATGGTGCATTACTGAGCGCCTACAGTCGTACGCCTCTTGATCCAGATGCCTGGATTATCGTGAGCGAACAGGAGGGCAGCCTGTGAGTACAGTTCAGTCCAATGCCAACCGTCTGCGTCTGATCAAGACGATCCATGTTGCTCGCCGCGAACTCCAGATGGATGACGACACTTATCGGCTCATGCTGTCGGGAATGCCTGCGCTGGAAGGCTGCACATCCACAGCAGACCTGAGCGTTCCAAAGCTGATGCAGGTTTTGGAACAGCTCAAACTGAAGGGCTTCAAGGTTCGTCCAACCGCTGGCAGCAAGCGACCAAGGGCGAAGGACGGCCAGTCTAGGAAGATCCGCTCGCTGTGGCTGTCACTACGGGATGCCGGTGCGCTTCGCGATCCGTCAGAGGAATCCCTGGTGAAGTTCGTCAAAGGCGTTACGGGTGTGGCTGCGCTGCAATGGCTGACCGCTGCCCAGGCCAGCCTGGTCATCGAGCAACTCAAACAGTGGCTGCAACGGGCTCAACAGGAGGCGGTATGAAAGAGTCGAGCACTGCCGGCGACTTGCTCCAGGCGCTCGCCGACCACGTCACGAAATCAGCGAAGGAGACACTGCACGTCAGCGATGAGGTTGCCGAGGCTCACGGCGTAGAGGTCGCGATGCAGATGGCGGCAGTCTGGGGCGGGCAGCAACTGTACATCCCGAAGGGCATCCATCTGCAAGCGTCCAAGCTGCATCAGCAGATCTTCGATGAATGGACCGGACGCAACCATCGCGAGATCGCAATGAAGCACGGCATCTCGCTGGCGTTTGTCTACAAGGTCGTAAAGCGCATGCGGCTGGCCGTGATCGCTCGCAACCAGGGCGATCTCTTCCACGCCAATCTGGAGGAATGA